ATTTGAGCCAAACTCTTCGTCTATAATGGCCATAGATAGAAACGGTCAGTTGCCGGTGAACACCGCTCTGACTGGTCGCAAACGAAGTGGTCAGCGCGCCTATTCTATTGAGAAGGTTAGCTGCATCATGAATGGCGCACCAAACGCGTATGTCGGCAATGTTCGAGATGTGGCATTTTTTGGGTATGGGATCACAGGACAACGCCTGTCCTCCGCTTCTGGTGTCGTTGGTCATCTGATCGGCGAAGAAGTGGATGTGGACAACGAAGCAATCATTCTTTTTAGAAATGCATAGGAAGTAGACGATGGCTCTCCCTACAGTTCAATGGCGCTATGTCGGATCTTCGGCGTACACAAACACCGTCGACTCCGCCCTTGATGCGATTTACACAATCGGCACGGCCGGGACGTATAACGATGGGTCAACTCGAACTCCGGGGAGTGGTCAGGCAGCCACATGGAGTCGATACCAAGACACCGGTACTACAGAAGCCGTATACGCAACACCAGCAACATCAACCGCGTTGAGCGTGAAGTGGATTCTTGCCGGAGCCTCAACTACGCACGGCCCGACGATGGCAAGTCCGGACTCATGGGTAAACAACATGTTGATGGCCAGCATCAACAAAAATTCAGGCAATTTTAATGCGTGGGACGACGCCTCACCCTTCACCAGTGGCGACTTCTTTGGCTACTGGCGCGTCTGGCCGACCTCCGCGAACGCGGGTAGCGTCCACATGTTTGAGTGCGAAGAAGCAGTCATGCTCTTCTTTGTCCGGGCCTCTGATGGGACCGTTCGCTACTGCTGTCTTGGCGCCTTCATCAATCCATTCTCAGCGGATTCTGCCGATTCTGAAAGTGACGAGCGCGTGTATGGCGTGTCCACTAACGGCGGCGGCGGCAACCTTTCCTCCCTCTCCGGCCAATCGACCCAGAATTACGCTTGGATGGGGAATACAGGCACAAACGGGCAGGCCCATACCGGAATCTTCGATCCTGGCGCAAGCACCATCATGAGCATTCAACGAAACACAGAGCTTGGAGCCGCCAACACTGCTTCTCATCTATTGAATAGCGGCAGCTATCTTTATACTAAAAACAACATCTTGATATGCGAAGACGGCCCACCAGACTACGCGGTGGGTGTACTCCGGGAGATGGGCACATTCGGGAGCGCGACGGTGGGCCAGGTATTGTCCGACGGTGTAAATGACATCGCTTATTGCATCAGCACAAACGGCAACTCCGCTAGTGATGCGGGTCTATTGTTTAGGAACGCCTGATGTATACCGTGACTGTGATTAGAAAAAAGAATGAGTTTCAAACAGAGATGCTCTTTATGAAAGAAGGACAATCTCTTCCTGATTTGATTTCCGAGGCGTTGGAGTGGCGAGAAACAAACGCACCAAAAGCCACGGTTAAATACTCTCTGAATCCGGGGATATAAAATGGAAGCTGTAGTCAATTGGGTTCAGGCAATGCAAGACGACGGGTATGTCTACACCGAGCTGCGCGTTAATGAGCCTTGGGCAGCTGCTCTGCGTGATGCAGGACATGATGCAGCCAAGATTGGCCCCGCACACACTGGAAACGAGTCACTGATTGAGTTCGTCACAGCAAGCGGCAGCTATTTCGCTACCCTTTCTCACTGACTGGGCGGGTTCCTTTCCATTTCTTCTGCTGATCCTTTAGCTCTTCCATGTCGGTCTTTTGTCGTCGACCCCACCAGCAGATCGTAATCTTTCCCTGCACGGGAACCTCTTTACCGGACGTCAAGTAGTAAGAGGTACCTGGTGGCAGGGGTTCGTATTTGGACTCCACAGAAACCTTTTCGAGTCGATCCCGAATCCAATCTCTTGAGAACTTGCGCAGGATTGCATCCGTCTTGTCTCCGGGGTTCGGTTCCACCACCGGAATCTGTAGGATATGCATGTCTTGTTCTTTGTCGCGAATGCTTTCGCTGAGGACACGACCCCCACTGAGTTTGTGTAGAGTATAGACAAGAGGATCAGTATCGATGTCTGGGACTGTTGAAATCATTGAAGCTCCTTCTGAGGCTGTTCTCACTCCGTATGAGTTTACGGAGTTTGCTATTCAGCACAAGGGCAAGCCCATCACCCTGTCCCGAAGACCCTGGTTGGATGATGTGTACAACTCCCCGGTGAGCTATCGTCAGTCTGACGAGCTCAAGCGCAAGATTCTTCTCATCTTTGGTCGGCAGTGTGAGAAGTCAACCACGATCGGGAACACCTTCATCTCGCTGTCCAACTTGATTCCTTATCTGCGACTACTGTACATCACAGCCTCCAACACGCAGATGCGAGAGTTCAGTGATGAACGCCTTCGCGCGGTGATTGCAGACTCCCCCGTGCTGAAGCAACTGACTGGACATGAGATCCGCGGCGGAAGAGAAACACAGAATGTCCAGACAAAGAGATGGCTCAATCAATCAAAGATTGTTCTTCGATCTGTCTACAGAGATGCTGACCGCGTTCGTGGTATCTCCGCCGACGTTCTTGGCGTAGACGAGCTGCAGGACATCCTTACAGACAACCTGCCCGTCATTGAAGAAACCTTGTTCCACTGCGAGCAGCCGCAGGGACCAGTATCAATCTACGCAGGCACTCCAAAGACCTTTGACAATCCGCTGGAGTACTACTGGAGAAAGTACTCGTCGCGAAATGAGTGGATGACCAAATGCGACGGATGCAACTTCTGGAACATCATTGAAGAGGAGAACATCTCCCCTACTGGTTTGATCTGTAGAAAATGCACCAAGCCGATCAATCCAGCAGATGGAAAAGCACAGTGGGTTCGGTGGGGAGCTGCTGACGCGGAGTGGGAAGGCTTTCGTCTTCCACAGCCTGTGGTTCCCTACGCGTATTACGATCGACCTGAGATGTTTGCCCTCAAGTGGCAAGGGCTACTGGCAAAGCAGAAGCGGTATCCAAGACCAAGATTCTACAACGAGGTCATGGCCAGGTCGTACGATGCTGGAACCAAACCGGTGACAGAAGAAGAGATCCGGAAGTGCTGTGATCCAGACCTTCACTTCATTACAGATCCATACACCAATCAGACAGGTGGCTCTCCGACATGGGCAGGGATTGACTGGGGTAGTGGGGAGAAGTCTTTTACAGTCCTGTCTCTCTGGCAGTATTCTTCCGGTGGCGCCTTTACTTGCATCTTCGCAAAAAAATACGAAGGGCTTGAATCCGATCCGGACTATTCAATACAAGACATTATCAAGATCTGTAAGATTCAGACCGTGACTCGCATTGGCGCGGACTGGGGATTTGGATTCTATAGCAATGACATCCTAAAGAAAGCCTTTGGGCTTCAGCGGTTGATGCTGTACCAGCACGCTGGAAGCCAAAAAGAAAAGGTGAGCTGGGACAAGAATGCAATGAAGTTCACGACCCATCGGTCGCGAGTACTTCAAGATGTCTTCACTTTGATCAAAAGAAAACAGATGAAGTTCCCCACTTGGACGGAAGCTGAACCCTTCATCGCAGACATCCTTGCGGTCTACTCCGAGTACTCCGAACACCGCCGCGAGATCATCTTTGATCATCCAGCATCTTCACCGGACGACTTCTTACATACCGCCTGCTATGCGCTTTTGGTCAGTCAGTTCGATCATCGCAGACCAGACCTACAGTCCCCCGGTATGAGACTGGTGTAAAAAAGGGGAGACTTATACGACCCTCCGAAGAGGGTCGATGCTCCCGACGCTCATCGAGGAAGTTCAGACTATGTCTGCGCTTCTTCGATGAGGTGCTCCGCGATTTCAATTTCACCTGGGTGGAGCGCCCAGGTTGCCTCGGCGATCTCTCCGTAGAGAGCGCCGGGAACGACGAGCATCTCTGCGCGTTTTGACCCGAAAACCTTCCGGATCTTACGGAAGGCCTTCTCAGCCTGCTCGGTCAAGATGTTGTCTTCAGATTTCCAAAAGTAATCTGTGTTCCGGCGCCCGTAAACGCGGCACACCGGAACGGACAGCTTACCGTACTCCGTATCCACCACAGCTTCGAGAGAGATCCCCTCCCCACCGCCGTGGTTTTGGTATCGGGCGATACCGGTTTTAACCAACCCTTTTACTTTAACTGCACCCTTAGAGTAGTGGGTGGAGTACGAGTACCACCCTCCCTCCGGGTTGGGATGGACCCATAGGGTCATATCCATATCTTCTCCTTTTGAAGGTTCCGCCGACATGGCGTATTTCCCTTCATTCTTCTTATGCGTATATAAAGACGCCTATTTTCACTCTGCGCGGACAAAAAAAGATCTACCAATACGCTCCCTGTAGGCGGGAGCAGATATTGATAGATCTTCGTCGGGACTTACCTGATTGGTCAGTGCCCGAATATCAGTATGCTGCGATGGGGGTCACGCCACCCATCTCACTGCCCTCGACGGGGGTGATTGTTGTTGACCCTGCAAAGTACTTGACCGCATAGAACACGCCAGCCACCACGAGAATGATGCCCGTGGCGATGACTGCAGCTTTCAAGGCCTTCTTGAGCGTGACTCCTGTGTTGGTCTTCATCCCCATATTCACCTGAGACACGTATCCACCGAGCAGTTGTGACAGCCCGTCCCGCTCCCATCGAGCCTTCTCGGCGCGCATTTGCGCGACCTGAATGGCTGCGGCAGCCTCGAATGAGCGAACCTCTTCATCAAACTTCATTCGCGCAGCGGCGCGGTCGAGTCCGAAGGAAGGGAAGGCCACCTCGGCTGCTCGGGTGGAAGCGGAAACGATTTTGGACAGAGAATCTGCCGAACTATCGATTCCGTCGGCCAGGCCGTCTGCAAACACTGCGAGAGCTTCAAGCCCACCCGTGATCGAGAATCCACCACTGCCGTTGGGAGTTGCTCCGCTGTTGCGGAGCAGATCGTTGAAAGCGGAATCGGACATGGTTGCTGTTGCTGTACTCATGGTACTTACTCTCCTCTCTTGTTGATGAGGAACCGGAATACTTCACTATTGAAGATCCGGTATTTCTCCTCAAAACTCTTATGTACCGATACAGCTCAGATTTTCACTTTTAAGCGCACTTGTCCTCGATATACTTGAGGATAAACGCATCCAATGCGCCGGGTTGGACGTCCAGCCGTCGTCTAAGGGCTGCAGCATCCGCGCTGGGTAGATCTCGCTTTACTTTAGAGGACACATAGATCATTCCGAGGAATCTATTCTTTGCCCGCACAAGTCTATCGTGTAGCGCCCCCAGACCTTTCTCTGGGAAGTCTGGCTTCTCTTCAATGAAGACAATCATCCGGTCTACAGTCTCAAGGAGTGGCGACCACGCCTTTGTGCCTTTGTGGAGACAGAGCTTCTTGATGTCTTCCTCACACAAACCCATGACGAGGTCTGCCAGCTCGGAAATGGTTGGAGTCTGCCAAGCTGGGCGCGAGAGCAAATCAATTGATCTCTGATGAAGCAGGAGCAGTTCTGCGTCAGTCATTGGCGGTCGCTTTGCGCCAAACCCCATGCCGAGCTTTACGATCTCCATACTCTGTTCAATAGCTTCTATTCTATTGACTAAATCTCTAAACTCGTCGCGGGTTGGGATGATGCTTCGCTTTTCAGAATCATATAGAACTTCTACATCTTCCTGCGGTATATAAACCTTGCCGCGATGCATGATCTTGCGAACCTTTCCTTCAACCAAATAATTTGTTATTTGCCTGACAGTGACACCTAAGATTCGCGCAGCTTCTTTTTTGGTGTAAAATCCTTCCATCTCATTCTCCGGTGGGAACATGGATCTCGAAAAACTCGCTTCTTCTCCTCGAAAGAATAACTCCTCTGAGCACCTGCAGCTTTTGGCTCGACGCGCCGTCGGTCGATTTCTGTCGAAGGAATCCGACAATCTGACCAGCGCAGTATCCGAGTCTATCAAAGGCGAAGGTCTGAACAAGGAGCAGATGCGGCGAGTTGCTGAGATGGCCAACCAAGCGGCGTGGAAAGAAACCTTCTCGGAAGATCGTCAAGTCAACTTTGCTCCAGCCGACCAGGTTGCGGTGATTGAGAGCTTCTCAGAAAAAGCAGAAGAAGTCCGACCCACAAACTCAGATTACATGTCAGGTCCCCCGGTGGAGAAAGTAGAAGTCGATCTCCATGAGGCTTTTGGCATTCAGCCAGACAATGAAGCCTACCCTGACTTCAACCCCAAGCAGGAAGCTCAGGAGGTCACCGAGAAGGCTGCCTCCGCACGAGACCTGACCCGCCACACGCTGGATCGAATCGAGCGCGAGCTGCCAGAGCGTGCGCAGGACTTCTTCCACCAAGTCAAGCAAGCACACTTGATGGAAGGACACGCACTCACCAAGATTGCAAAGGCTGTTGCCGAAGTCACAGATTCCAGCTTTGCCACCTATTCGATGCGGGCGGCCGCGGAAGAATTGGTTCAGCAGGGGATTCGACCCAGCCTGAAAAAAGAAAAGCTGGCCGCAGCAGAAGATCTTCTAATCAATACAGATCACGATCTTATTAGATCCGCAGTTCTGTTTGAGAAAGTTGCCAAAGCAGTTGTCCATGCACGAAAACGACATCAGATCGCAGAAGCCGCCTACACCAACTCTCTGAATGCCTTGCGAGGTTGATTCATGATTGGTGCTGCTGCAAGAGGACTGCTCAGTCTCGGTGCTCGAGGTACTCGTGCTTACGGGCAGATGTTTGGTGGTGCCCTGCGCCAGCAAGCTGCAGGTCCGGGCGGCCCTACCGGTAAGGTACTCGGTGGGCTGATGACCGCATCTCTTATCCCCATGACTTTGAGTCCCATTCCTGGAGCCAGGCAGGCTTTGCAGGCCGTTGGTGTGCCGGAGTTTCTTACACCAAAACTCGTCGAACGTGGAGCCACCGGGACCTACTTCCAGCAATCTCGACGGCTTGCAGATCAAGTTGCTCGCGCACGTCAGACGCCTCGCATGTCAAATGTAGGTCCGACCAACTACGGCCTTGGAGAGAGAAATATGCCCCGCAATTTAGATTCTTATGGGATGCCAAAGAATGCATTTGGCCAGTCCGCTGAGGACATCCGTGCTGCCCACGAGCTGCGCACCAAGCTGGCTTCCATTCAAATGAACATTAGCCCTTCGCAGCTGGCGCTCCTGACGGCAGGGGCTGCTGCGGGGACCGCTATTGCTGACAAGCTGCTCGGCGGAGCATTGAACAAACTTGAAGGCGCCCGCCGCAACATGCGGAAACAAACCTCAGAAAAACACACGATGGGAATCCTTAGTCGCGTCAATCCGATGGTTGCCGAAGATCCCCAAACCCGTGCGAGGGCAAGAACCCTGTACGGCATCGTTCACCGCAACTCTCCCTACATTGCAAAAGAGCCTGTTGTTGCCGCATCTGTGATCAACACCATGCTTAATTCTCCAACAGATCTCCCCACTGTGGACCAGTTCCAACAGATGGCCAAGCTCCAAAAAGAAACTGAAAGTTCTCGTGAGCGCTCCCCCTTTAGTAATCAAGACACCAGACTCTCCGCTCCCCGAAGAGATGACTTGGTGAGGGCAGTCTACGGAGACCTCAATGCATAGCAAAACCATTCATTTCAATACCCACAATGATCTGGGTCAGTGCTTCGCTGAAGCGATTGATATTTCTCGGCGTAGCGGCGGTGGGTTTGAAAAGATTGCTGGCGAGCTGCACCCCGTGCTGCAACGCTTCATGTCTGATCTTCGGCCTGATCCCAGATACCAGTATGTCTTGATGACTCCAATGGGGGCATATGAGTACTGGGGGATGAATGTCAACGGAGACGTCTTCCCGGAAGTCTCTCTGGGATTTGATCCGGACTGTGATGATCCTGTCCAGGTTGCCAAAGAGCTCGAAGCTCGTTTTTTGGCGCCGTTCGGAAAGTCTCTGCCCACGATGCCGGATCGTCTGTTTGGTCACAAGACCTTCATGGATGCCCTTCGGTATCGACATCACGTGAACAAGAATCCTGAGATCGCTTACGGAGACATCGTCTGCGTGGTGTTCAACAAGGCCATGAAGCGCGTCGAGCTCATCTCCAGACACGATCGGGAAAAAGCAAAACGCGTCGGCGCAGATGACATCATCAGAGATCTCGATGAAGGAAAGCCAAGACAAATCTCAATGGGCTGCAAAGTCCCATTTGATGTTTGTACGATCTGCGGACACATCTCTCGCACTTCAATGGATTACTGCAGCCACCTCAAGACTGGCATGGGGACTGTCCGCGAAGATGGAAAGATCATTGGTGCCGTAAACTTCTTCCCACGCTTCTTTGATCTTTCTGATGTTTTCATTCCAGCCGCCAAAGAGTCTGGTGTGATCATGAAGGTGGCATCTGCCCGCGGAATCAATGCACACTCCAGCAAAACAGCTGGCATCAAGACATCTACGATTACCAAACGATTCTTGCCCAATGCGGTCTCCGAAGAACTGATTCGACGCATGAGCCAGAGAGAGATGCCTCTGCCCACATCGCTAATGAATAGGTTCAAAATTGGTCCGCTGTTGTCCACGATGGCTTTGAATGGCATTGTTGCTCGGCCGCGTGAGTTTCAATACGGAATGCTCCGAGCAATGGGCAAGCCGCAGATGGCCTCTCGGCTGCATGCTGCTAGACAGGTGTTTGCGCCGTCTAGTGCGCCTGTGACCAAGAGAATCGTTATCATCTCAAGTGGTGACTTCTCACCGCGAATAGCCCGAGCACTTTCTTCGATAATCCCGCATCGGTCGGGATTTCACCCACATCTCCCAGATAGAATCCTCAGAATGAGAATGGCTCCACCACCAATCATTGAGAAAGTTTCTCATGTACACGGTGATGACCTATTGGATAAAATAGCCTCGCTGTACTCACAGTATCGGGATTCGGTTAAGTCCTTACCCAATGAGCTTTCAGTCGCAGTAGAACAGCACCCACAGATCTACAGAGAAAACTTCTTCGGCAATACCCTCTCAAACTCCATGTCTAAGCTGGCGCAAAAACAACAAGATGGAGTAATCTCTAGCTCGCTCTATATGTGGAACGTATATAGAGATGACGTTAGGGCTTTGCCTGTGCCCTGGGAGACCTCCTCATACTCACTGTCTTCGTCCTTAATTGGACCCGCTTAGCGAGAGGAACACCATGAACATGAACCAGCTTTTGGATTCGATTTACGCAAATGAGTCTGACGATGTCGGCTTGGAAAAAGCCGCTGAGCAGGCTTTCGTTGGCGCATTCGATACCAATGAAACCAACCCCCTCGACTCCATGTCTCTGGAGGAGCTGATGAAGCTCGCCAGCGACCTGACCACAGAAGATTCCGTTGAGGAAGCTCCAGTGGAAGAAGAAGTCGTGGAAGAAGAAGTTCTCGAAGAGAATGTTGATCAGGACGAGCTCAACAAGACCGCCGCTGCCATGCTCGGTGGTAAGATGATGGCTCACTCCCTGATCCACGAGTTCAGCTTGATCAAAGAAGCTGTCGCAAACGGCATCTGCCGCGTGTGTAAGCAGGTCGAGATGGACGTCGAAGGCTCTTCTGTCTGCAGCGCATGCTTGTCTGAGGAGGGATGATGTCCACACTGAATGATCTGATCATTTCTGCCATCAATGGTGCAGAAGTTGATGAGCGGGAATCCCTCGCTGATCTGACTCCTGTCATTGAAAAGACCGCATCTGCTCGTCAGGTTGATGGAGACAACATCGAAAAGATTGCTGCCGCCCTCGAGTGGTATGCAACCACCGGTGTTGAGGCTTTCGTCGAGCTCGACAAGAAGGCATCTGCACCCAACCTGTCTGAAATCCAGCGTCGCATTGAGGACGGCAGCTCCTTGACGCAGGCTGTGGCACAGACTCACCCCACGCTCCCTGCCGCCTCCCGTGCAGAGATCGTTTCGACCCTCTCCGAGAAGGTCGCAATGTCCTCTTACAAGAAGGTGCAGCCTTCCAGCGAAAAGGCACAAGCCTCCAGCGAAAGTGACGAGAGCATCATGAAGGGCGAGCAGCCCGATCCCCGTGATCCTGATGCCACTCACCACCCTGCATTGGCTTCCAACGAAGCTGCCATGAACTACACCAAGGCAGAAAAGTCGAAGCACACCAGTGGTTCTCTCCAGAGAATCCTGAATGCAAAGCCCTTCGCTGACTCTGGGCTGAAGCAGACCTTCAAGGCTGCTCAGAAGCCTGGTCTGGATCCGAACATCCATGCAAAGACTGCTTCGGATAAGCAACAGGTTCTTGACCAGATCAAGGCCGCAATTGCCAAGAAATTGGCACAGCAGATCCAGGAGTAAACAATGCATAAGACAGCTTCAGCAGAGGTAAACGACACGCTTATCAAGGCGGCGTCTGCCCTCAGAGAACAGCAAGCAGAACTTGAGTACCTGCGCAATGAACTTGCGCGTAGAGACAGAGAACAGCAAGCAGAAAAGATCGCCAGTCAGGCTGTTGATCGTGGGATCATGGAGGCTGACGAAGCGAGCGAGTACGCCCAAAGCCTTGCCGAGGGCAACGAGAACTTGGACATGGTTGAAAACTTCATCAGCCGGACCGTGGCAGGCGTGCCTCTCGGTTCGTCTCTGCAGAAAACTGCATCCGTGTCAGGCGCATCCGGCGATGATGTTCTGACCAACTTCCTCATCACAAGCGATTTTTAGGAGATACTAAAATGGCGCTTACACTCTTGAGCCCTCTGAACAACATTTATCGTCGGGACGTGTCGATCAACACCGGTACTTTGAGCGTTGATCCCACAAATGCCAACTGTGTCATCGCAGGCCAGTGGGTCACCCTCGACACCAACGGCTTGGCAACCGACCCTACATCCGCCACCGCCCTGTCCTATCAGGTCTTCTCGGAAAAAGGCGACTACTCTGCGCAGGCTCTGGGCAAGGTCACCATCCTCAACAGCTTCGACTACATTGCGGAGACCGACCACATCGTTGCCACTTCGATTGTGGCAGGTTCCCAGCTGATGGTGGACGGTGATGGTAAACTCTTGCTTGCCACCACTGGTTCAAACAACTTCGTAGTCGCAATTGCGCTCGCTGCTCCTTCCAACGGAGTGTTGAAGTACCAGCGCATTTCCCCCTTCCTCCTCGCCTGATAAACCCCTTTAGGAGATTACTAAAATGGCTGATACCAGTACATTGAACCAGATCTTCTCTGCTCATCTGGACTCTCCAGAGGGCAAGGAAAAGCTTGCACAGGTCGCTCAGGCTTATGTCCGCGACAAGCTGCGCGAGAACTCTTTCGCTCGCAAGATTCTGCCCCCCTCTGTCGTGACCAAGGCTGACCTGCAGGTCTCCGTCAACCACGACACGATGGTCTTTATTGACGAGATCGAGCCCAACAGCAAGGCCGTTTCGATGACCTTCCGTGGCCAGCCCAGCGCTCGCTACATCCAAGGTCAGCGTTACGAGATCGCCATGCACACCATCTCCTCCGAGCGGTTTGAGAAGACCGAGCAGGAGCTGCTGGCCTACCGCATGCCGATCACCAAGATCATCGAAGACAATGCAGTCAAGGATATTCAGGAGATTGAGGACCATCGGTTCATCACTCACTGCCGCGCTGCTGTTGCTCAGACTGGTCTGAAGACCACTGGTGAGCAGGCTACCGATGACATCGCTGCCAACGGCTCCGGCACCAACTTCGAAGGTGTCCTCCAGCGCAACGACTTGGTCAACCTCTTCAAGCTGCTCGATGGTACCCGCCGTCGCTGCGCCAAGGTTCTGATGAACGAGGTGAACTGGGACGACTGCCTGACTTGGACCATCGAAGACTTCGGTGACACTGTCCAGGGCAAGGTTGCTGTTGATGGCTACACCTACGACAAGATCATGGGCCGCATGATCGTCCGTACCGTGAAGACCGACATCCTCAAGCAGGGTGACGTCTACGCCTTCACCGCTCCTGAGTTCCTCGGCAAGTTCCTCGTCCTGAACAACACCAAGTTCTACATCGACAAGGTGGCGAACCTGATCATGTTCCAGGCTTATGAGGACATCGGCATCGGTCTCGGTAACATCGCTTCTATCGCCAAGCTGGTTCTCTACAACCGCTCTGCTGATAAGTCCGTTGTTGCTGAGGAAAGTGTTGGTGGCGCTGAGTTGATCGATCAGTCCGCTGGCAACACCGGTACTGCTCTGTCGTCGAACACCACTGGCATCTTCAACGAAGCCAGCAGCGGCAACACCTACCCCCAAGTCGACCAGTTCTGATCGAGTGAGACATGGCCAAGTATCTAATCAAAAATACAGACGAATATCGGTTGATTTGGGCAGGCCGCTTGCGGTTCCGTCCCGGTCAGCAGATGTGGGTCAAAGACGTGGATCTTGGCCTTGTCCAAAAACACATCGACGCTGGCACATTTTCCGTGCTGCAGGCGTTGGGGGTTGAAGAAACTGCACCCTCGCCTGCTCTTCCTTCAGCTCTTTCCTCTGGGCCGGAACCTGCACCTGAACCTGAACCCGTGCTCGAACCAGAGCCGGAGCCAGAACCAGAGCCGGAACCGGAAGCACTCCCTGAGCCGGAGGTTGTCTCGGAAGCACACACCGAGGCAGCCTCTGAGGAAGAACAGGTGGGGGCGTCTTACACCGAAAGTGAACTCAAGGCGATGGTCTTGGCCGAGCTTCGGCCGTTGGCTGACAGTCTTGGAATCTCACACTCCGGCGTGAGAAAAGCAGACTTGATTGCACTCATTCTCTCCGCGACAGCTGGTGAATAGAATGCCACTCAAGAGTAAGAAAGCCACCACTTATTGTGTTTGCGGACACTTGCTCATGCCTGGCGAGAGCGTAAACGTCTCTGAGGAAAAACTTGGGGATTGGGAACGCAAACTTCAGGCGTCTGGTAAACTGCGGATTTTTAAAACTTCCCGCCCTGGCATTGTCCAGGTACTTCATGTGGTCTAAATGGGCATCTCTGTAGCTAGCACCAATCCCGCCGTTCTGGATTTGGAAAACTTCAAATCTGAGGTGCGAGGCTACATGAGAGATGTTCCAGAGCTGAATCGACTCATCGTAGGAGAGGAAAGCTCAGACCGGATGATTCAGTACTGCGTGTTTCTCGCGTTGGATGATTGGAATACCACCCCGCCTTTGGCGTCAAATACGGTATCCGACTTTCCATCGCGAGTTATTTTGCTTCAACTGACTGTCATCCATCTTTTGACCTCAGTGGCGATATTGAAATCAAGAAACAGATTCGTATACAATGATGGCGGATTCACAGTACAGACAGAAGAACAAGATGGGGCGTACCTTCAAATGGCTGCCCTGCTACGCTCACAAGTAGACCCAAAGATCATGAGACTCAAAGTCGCCCTAAACATCGCTGGCGGTTATGGCGCAGGCCTTCCGTCAGAGTACAGCTGGATAAATAGCTGGTACGGAATGTCTTAATCCGATACCAAAACTTTCATGGAGAATCAAATGAACCCCACACTTGCAGCCCTTTATGGCACTGGTATGGACAAGGTCGCTTCCGAAGAGGAAGGCGAGTTCGATCTGTCCGAGCTTTCTGACGAAGAACTCATGATGCTGCTCGACGTTGGCGAAGCCGATCACGTCGAAGCCGACGAAGAGGACACCCTCAGCAAGATGGCTTCCCAAGGCGATCTCGAGTACTGGGATATGGCTGGCCGCATCATGGCTCATGCCTACACCGACGAGATGGACAAGGTTGCTGGTACTGAGGAAATTGAGCCTCTGTACTTTGACCTGAACGAGCTCGACGCTGACGACCTGTACACGTTGGCAATGGAGAAGGAAGCCGGCATGCGTAGCATGATGAGCGGAATGAGCGGGATGGCCAACAAGGCTGGTGCTCGCATGCGTAGCATGATGCCCCGACGTCGCGCCCCCGCTGCTCCAGCCGCTGCCCCAGCTGCTCCTTCTGCTGCTCCCGCCGCAAGCGAAGCGATGGAAGAACTGACTGAGGCCGCCACCAAGGCAGCCAAGGGCGGCTCCCTCAAGGCTACTGGCGTCAAGTTCAAGGCCATGACTTCTCGCATTCCTCGCTTCGGTCCTCGCATTGAAGCCATGAGCGACGTGAATGCTGGAAAGGTTGCTGTCGGTCTTGCTGGCGGAACCGGTCTCGCCACGGTGGGTACTGGCGCTTACGCTATGCGTCGTCGGCGCAGCTGATCAACAGGAGGTTGTCATGGATGAACTGCTTGCAGGAGTCTACGGAACTGGTGGTTTCGAAAAGACTGCGTCTGAAGGCGGTCCGACCACTTTGCTTGAAATTGCACAGCTCTTTGCTTCTGAAGCAGTAGAGGATGGCGATCTCGAAAAAGTGGCCAGTGCCCGGGATGAAATCTTGGAGCACCTGCTGTCTTTCGATCAAGCTGGTCGAGCAATCGCTCAGCACGAGTTCACCAAGATGGAGAAGATGGCCTTTGCTGGCGATACTTCTGCCATTGAGGCGTTCTTTGCTGATGTCGAAGCTGATGTCGAAGAGCCGCAGCACGACGACGTCCAAAGTGCTGTCCTTGCTGAGATTGAAAGACGTCTCGGCTGATTGACGCACGTTTCGGGTATGTTGCTGGGGCAGGGACGGTTTGATCCCTGCCCCTTTTTCGTAACTGGAGAGCCAAGGTGATTGTCGCAAAGAACATCCGCTTGTTTACTCTGAACCGAGACTCCATCACGGTCTCTTGGGACATTGATAATACGACTGAAGATCTTGCTGACTACACAATCTATGTATTGCGCTCCCAGTTTGATGCGGGTCCCTACGAGGTTGTATCTCCGGGAATTGCTGCATCATCCTCGGATACTTTTGTAGATACCGGGGTAAACCTACTTTCTAAATATAGACTTTATCATTACCGCGTACGGGTTTCTTTTGTCTCCGGTAGTAAGGTCACATCTACAGATTATGGAAATGCCCCAATAGAGAAGGTGCTTGCTGGTGAGAATCCGGGATCAGTCATTCTCGAAGCACTCCCAGACTTAGAAGCACTCGAGGCAATTAGAAGATTCGACCTGGTCGCAAAAGAATACATCGGTCGCAAAGTACTTGCTCTCTCAAGAAAGACGACAGGAACCAGATGTACTGTCTGCTGGGATGCCTTGAAAAGAAGAAAGACAAGATCGGATTGTCGAAACTGTTTTAATACAGGTGTGGTCGGTGGGTACTTTGCCCCACAACAGACCTATGCGGTGAAGCCGCCAACCAATGTCGCCTCCCAGCTGTCCGGCATCTTCGAGCTGGAAGTGCATGACTGCATCATGTGGATCTCTTCTATGCCCCGACTCAAGCCCAGAGACTTGATTGTCGATGCAGAAAACAAGCGCTGGCGGGTGGTTGCTGTCCGTCGGTCGGAAAAACTGTGGGCATTGACCAGGCAGACCATTCAGATGAGAGAGATCAGCAAAGACCAAGCTGAGTTCCACATTCCCTTGAGTTCTTGGGATGTAAATCGGCTATCCTCGTCACCACTTAGACAATTCATCCGCGCAAGTGATATTGATAGCTTCAGAAGAGCTGAGCAAGAGATCGGTCAGGTCTACGGGGACGGTACATGAGCAGAGCTGATGACATCGCGGCAAGAGATGTTCTTGTATTGCAAGCAAATCCCCGTACAGGGAACTGGTTGTCCGATACAAAAGACATCCTGCTGAGATTTCTACAGGAATACTTTGCTCTGCAGACGCCCGGGGAAGGGATGTTTCACTTCTCCCGCGGCAATATCTCTGGCAATCTCGGTCCTACCGATGAAGAGAATACTGAAGTCATCATTACAGATGCAGGATCTCTCGGTACCGAAGCTGTTGAGAAGCGCCCCGCAATCATCTTGTCCCGTGGTCCGTTTGCGTATGCAAATACCGCGTTGGACAACTTCTTGACCCAGGCGGAAGACGCAGAAAAAAGAACACATACAGATCTACTTCTTGGATCTTTTGTGATCAATTGCGTCTCTCGCAACGGCCTTGAGGCCGAGAAACTTGCCCTCATGGTAGGGAAAGCCATTAGAATTCACAGAAGAAGAATACAGCTCGCAGGATTCTTTCAAATTGGTCAGAGAATTAGAATCGGGTCAGAGACCGGCGCAAATCAACTTGTGAGTGGAGATTCAGAAGAAGACTTTATCTCCGTCGCGGTCACATTCCCGGTATACTACCAAGAGACCTTTTCTGTTGAAACCACGGCGTCCGCTCTGGCAAAAATAACCGCCACAATATATTCTGTAGCAAAGAAGTTCGATGGCTCTTTACTGGTACCCGACTCCTACAATGAAGATGGAACCATCAATCCCTCTTCAGATGGAGTTGTAGTCAGTAGCTGGACTGTCGCATCCTCTTAGGAGAGCAAATCATGGCATCCATCAAGCGTCCCGGTGTTGAGGTTACTCAGGAGAATGTAACCGCTGTCACCGCAACCACGACCCCCAACCTCGCAACCGTCCTGGTCGGCCCCTGTTTCCAGATCGTTGATGCCTTCGACGATGCTGGCGCCGTCCAGTCTGAAGCGCTGGCTGGTACCTACCAAGATGGCAAGGGCACGATTGCATACGCCCTGCCCAGCTTGAAGACGGGTGCAACGGTTGACTCTGACTCGATCCGGGTCTTCCGCGTCGATGGTGCTGGCACCTCCACCGAGCTGCGTGACTCCGACAACGAAGAAACCATCGTTTCTGGAACCAGCGGCGACTACAGCCAGTCCGGGGGCACATTCACGGATACGGCTGCAGGTTTTGTGGCCAGCGGTGTCACAAAGGGTGACTTTGTTCGTGTGACTTATCAAGGTGAAGTGATCGACATCGAGATCACCGGAACAGTGTCTTCTGCGACAGTCTTGACCGTTGACACTCCGATTACCTACACGGGCACACTCACATTCGCCACCTACTCGATCGTCCGCAACCCTCCGCAGTTTGTGTACAAGTCCGCTGCAGAGCAGGCCGACGTTGAGTTCCCGTTGTCTTCCTCCCCGGAGACCAACTACCTGCATGTCGCCATCAAGTCCACCGCGGCTTCTGCCCTGACGGGGGCAAGCGGTGATGGCTTCAAGATGCAGTTGAAGGAAACCGATCCTGACTACAGCATCACCTACGCCGCAACAGGTACTGGTGTAATTACAGCTACAGGCATCGGTACAGATCTTACGTCTCAGGGGCTCGCTGTGGGGCCTCTCTCCGACACAAGTGGTGTTGGAAGTGCGGTTGTCTTCTCCCACGCAACCGCAGTTTTGGGGTCAAATACAACTTCTGGAAATACGCTGGAAGGTATTGTTGATGCCGATACTGTTGTTCTTGACGTCCATCTTGGTGCCGCAATCACTTCATCGTCTGAGGTAGTTGTTGGTAAGATGCTGGCGGACACGGTGGGTGATGGGTCTTCTACCACCTACACACAGTCATCCAAAACGCTTGTGTTCCCATCGGCTCACGGGATTCCAAACCCGCCAGGAGACAACACCTTTGTACTTCTGGTAAAGGGCGGTTCTGGGACCGGGTCCGGTAACGACGGCCTCTATAAGGTCGCGAGCTACAGCTCAGCTACCGCAGTGATTCTTGACGGAACTACAAACCCCGGCGCCGACATGACAGTCGCTTCGGACGGCAAAATCCAGTCGTTTATCGGCTCGGATCTTACCTCTGTGTCATCCGATGGTGAGTCTGGTACTCTGGGCACAGTCTACGACTACTCTACCAGTTCGACTCTGGGTACGGTTTTGAGTGGCGCTACCGGCAAGTCTATTGTCTTTGGCTCGGATGCCATGGCCTCCGCAGCCTACCAAGCCATCAACACTGTTTCCGGACGAGTCATTACCCTCACCGGAAACCTGGGCTCTCCCGCAGCTGGTACCGCGGTGACAAACGGTGCATCTGGGAAACAAGCCCTTGCAGTCGAGACCACCGCAACGACGAACTTCGTTGAGCCCTCTGGCTCCAGCGTCACTTACCAGATTGAGCTTCCACGCACCGACGGTCAATCAATCGTTGCAATCGCAACGCTGGCTTCGGACTTGGATGGGGACAGCACTTTCTCCGCAAACTTCGATGCAACCGCGAACGGAAGCGGCAACGTCACCTACGCTGAGGTCACCACGGTAGACTTCGACGGCGGTGTGGATGCAGACAACATCCTTGTTGATGAAGACCTGATTGGTTCGACGACTGCCACCCACAGCATCTACGTCAGCTACAAGGCTCTCCGCGTTGATGTCTCCGACCAAGCCAGCAGCCCTGCTCTGGTTGAGATCAACACCACCACAGATGTGACCAACCTGCTTGGCAAGATCTCGACGGACAACCCGCTGGCTCTTGCTGCCTACTTCGCAACGCTCCAGTCCCCCTCGACCACTGTGAAGTGCTTGGGTGTGAGCGCTACAAGTACCGCAGAGCCTGCCGGAACCACTGCTGCCTACTCCAGCGCCCTCACCTACCTCGAAGGTCAGGACGTGTACTCTCTGGCCTGTCTGAGCACTGATCCTGCAATCCAAGCACTGTTCGAGACCCATGTGACCAGCATGTCGGCCGCAGAGAACAAGAGTGAGAGAATTGCTTTTGTTAGCCAAGACATGCCTTCCTACACCCCAGCTACGTTGTTGAGCTCGGGGACGGCTGGCAATACTGGTGCATCCTTCAGCAGTGACTACACGTTCACCACAAACGTCGACTTCTCCTTGAATGCGACCCTCACCACAGTGTTGGCTGACACCGCAAGTGATGACTTGATCCTTGTTGTGACTGCGCGCTCTTCAGTCACGAAGGCTCCGACCGCCGCGAATGGTGTTCTTCCCATCAAGTATGGTATTCGAGTAGACAAGGCTTCCTCGAGCGCTGCTTCTGACCGCACCACTCTCGTGCTGAACTCCACAGACGTAGCCGCTGCGCTGGTTCTTGATTCCACTTGGACAAGCATGGTCGACGTCACCTGGTCACTGTTCCAGATGGGTAGCGCCCTCAGCACCACCGCGCAGAAGGCCACCGCTGTTGCAGATCTGGGATCGCAGTTTGAAAACAAGCGCGTGTTCTTGGTCTGGCCGGACAGTGCAAATGCTTCGATTTCAGGATCTGCCACGGTGGTTGGTGGTGAGTACCTTGCCGCTGCTTGGGCAGCAAAGGTCGGATTCGAGAAGCCTGAGCAGGCCTTCACCAACACCACGCTGACCGGATTCAGTAGCCTGAGCAACTCGAACACGCTGTTCTCCCGCTCGCAGCTGGACGCCATCGCTGGTGGCGGTGTCTGGATCACTGTCCAGAACACACCCTCCTCCGCTCTGAGTTGCAGACACCAGCTGTCCACGCTGGTTGACACAATCCAGAACAGAGAGCTGTCGATCACCAAGACGGTTGACCATGTTGCCAAGCGTCTCCGCGCAGTCCTCGAGCCCAAGATTGGTTCTTTCCGAATCACACAATCTTATCTGGATTCTCTGGGTGTGATTGTTGAAGGCGAGCTGCGAAACTTCGTGGAAACTGGTGTGCTCACTTCTGGAAAGGTCAACTTTGTGGAAGTGGATGATGTGGATGCTGATACAGTGAATATCCAAGTGATCATCACCGTTCCGTTCCCGGCCAACTACATCGCCCTGACCCTGCAGTTCTGATTAAATGAAATACTTCGCTCAAAGCATGACCAAGATCGCTCAGGATGGACTGGTTTCCAGTCCGTCTCCAGCGCAGGTCTATGCTGCGAGGAAGGCGGATGAGCAGTATCGGCAGGACATAAAGAAGGGGTCACCGTCGGGGTATGCGAATGCCGTGGCGGGGGCAATCATGGTTCCCTTGATTACTCCCGCGCTGTTTAGCTTGCCCTCGATCACTCCTGACAAGATCTCGAAGCACATCAATACGGTTTACGTTGCCGAGGCCATCAAGCACCGCTTTCCCGGTTTTGGTGACGACGCCAATCATGTGGCTGCCGCGATCGTTAACTCTTCTTTCGACAATCCAATCACACGAGATGTGACGGGTAAGATCGTAAAGATGAAGTTTGACATTGCCCATGCCATCTCGATGAACGGCGCACCTGGTGTCGACAAGCAGCGTGGTCAGCGCATTGTGGCTGATGCAGATCGTGAGATCAAAAAACTGCTCCCTCCGGGATCTGGAAAAACCCCAAGAGAGCGGTTTGATTTGTTCGATTTCCACATGAAGCAAAGTGTCCTTCAAGGAAGACCTGCTACTTATCAGGGCATGCTTCAGAACAAGACCATCTTCATGCCAGAGCTCGTCCCCGGGTTCAACTCAGATTACGCAATGGCGCTTACGGAGATGGGCAAAGACTTCTATAAGCGGCGGACAGGGAAAGAGTTGACGTCAAATGCGGCGGCAATCAAGTTGATTGCGAAGGCTGCAGGCAACTCCCTGAAGGCTGGTGTGCCTCTTGCGTTGCTTGCTGGTGGTTTTGCTGCGGCGAGGCACCACAAGTCGACCAAAGGCATTAGAGACTTTCAACGAGGGCAGCGGCCTGCGCAACAAGACCCGGCTGCAATATGGGGAAACAATGATTGATATCATTCATGACTCGTTCATGTCCGAGTTGAGAAAGATCGCCAACGAAGGACAAACCACTGCACTTGAAACGCAATCTTCCGATGTTTCATCAAAAGGAGAGATTTCTCCCGCGGTGAAAAACATCTTCGGCATGAAAGAACTCACCAGAATCAGACAAGAGAAAGACGAAAAAGGAAACCCAGGGAACTCCGCTCATGGATCTCCCGTAATCAGCACACAAGAAGCAGCACAGAAGCTCCACGATGTCGGTAAGCAGGAAGGCTACCGAGTTGCCGCCAGAGAAGGCGTGCAGCATGCCGCAGCGGTCGGAAAGAAATCATTTGAGCGTGGGTACCAGTCTGCCGCACGACAAGGTGTTGAGCTCGCTGCCCAGTCCTACATGAAAGGCCGAAACGCCAATACCTGAATAGGGAGATTTAAACATGGCTACAACAGCTGATTGGGACTTCTTCAACAGAAATGTACAGTCTGGTCTCTTGGAAGGCCGCTACCTGAATGCTGCGTTTACCATGATTGCTGCTGGTCCTCCTCGACTGTCGGCCATCAGTGGTGCAGACCCAACCGCCGATGGCACCTCGATCGCTTTTCCGATCGGCGTCATCCAGAACTTTAACGTTGGCCAGAGCTCTCAGGTTCTTCGCCTGTTCGAGATTGGTTCTGAGCGCAGCTACTTCATTCGTGGCCGTACGATGGGCACACTGGGTCTGGGTCGCGTGATGTACCACGGACCTTCCTTGCTGCGTGTTCTGTATGCCTACGTCAACGGTGAACTGGTCAATGGTCAGACGATTGAAGCCCTGTACGAAGGAGCCTCTGATCAGACCGCGTCGCTGAACACCAACTCCACGACCGGAAACGCCAAAGGCAATCGGTACAACACCAACCCCGGTAATGAGAACATCTGGCTGGATCTGGCTTCTGATGTCTTCTCTCAGCCGATTGGTCTGATGATGCTCATGAGAGACAGCAACAACGACACCGTTGGGGCTTTCTACTTCGAGTACTGCCAGATTACAAACCACGGATTTGCCGCCGATTCCGGTGGGACGATCTTGTCAGAAAACGCCAGCATCATGTTTGAGAGAGCAGTCCCAATCTCCAGCGTGGATGTGGTGGGTCTGATCAGCAGCTCTGATTCGATCTCTGACATCATCAACGGCGACGCGATTGGCTCTGCGAGCTGATTGACGCTGTATCTTCTGCTTGGAGAGAGTCCTCTTTGGGCTCTTCCACTAAATCCCCTTGCGAAGGCTTGGGGATTTTTCTTTTCCGCAGTATTGAAAAGTCTGTGGACATCTTCCATGCGCCAGCTCGGTCACCGATTAAGACGTACATCTTTGCGAGCAATGGCGATCCATCTACAAATGGCAAGAAGTCCTGCCAACCGTTGTAGGGTGGAAGCGTAGCAAAAAAAGAGCGCAAGGTATTCTCATTGAACTTCACTGCGGACAAATCTAAATCCACAGTAAATCCCGGAAAGATTTCTACTTCCTCACGCTCCAGACAACCTGGTAGAGCCAGGTAGTCTTCTGGGTAGAAGAGCTTCAACTCCCCTCCATTGCCTTCCAGAAGGCAACCAACGACTCAAACATCAGTGCGTTGGTTACTTCATCTTCGTCTTTACTCTGTCTCTTGAGCTCTTCTTTTTTTCTCTCCCAGAAAGCGTACAGGCTTTCCGGGAGCTTCACTGTGATCTGTTTCATTCCTTCTTGATATCACAAGAAGACTTTGATTGCCTCAATCGTCTCGTCGATCCCTCCAGCCTCAAGCTGAAAGGTTCTGCCATTCTCAAGCACCGAAATCTTCCCATCCTGAATGGCGAATGGTTTCTTTGCCAAGAACATTTGCAGAAGCAGTACGGCTAGCTCCTGCGCACTTGATGCACTCATAAGGTCTTGGGTCGTTTTTACACCAGCAGGCGCCACATCGCGCTCTGAGAGCGGCTGGAGGTAGTCAACTACCCCGTGGGTAGAAAAGTACACCTTGACGGCCATGGCCGAGGTGGACACAACGATACCATTGTCTGATCCGTCGCGGACAGACTGGCCGGGCAAGAACAATGCACTCATGTTGTTTCTCCTTTGTATGAGTGGTTGCGGTCGATTATCTTATGCAAACTGAGAAACAGTTTTTTCACGGAGAGAAGATGTCGAGCTACAGAAGCAAGCTTTCAGAAGGGATTCACAGAGGTATCGGAGCCGGAGTACAGCAGAACCAACAAGCGATGGGTGTTCAAGATCCTGCGCTTGCAGCAAAGCTGGCAGCCCTGCCACCGGGCGAGCTCCAGAAGGCACTTGAGCAGATTGAGCGAAAGGACGCAGAAGCCGCTGAGCTCCGCGCCGAGCTTGAGGCCATGGTTGCTGCAGGCAAGTGGGAAGCACCGAAACCTCTCGAAGTGGCCTCTTTCGAAGAGATGGCTGAGTGGAAAGCCGCCTACGACAAAGCCGAGATCGAGCGGCAAGAGAAGCAAGATCTGGAAAATTCGGATCTAATGTCTCTGTCTATCGGTATGGATCATCCGCTCTACAATCCAATCGCTGACACTGCGCGGAGACTCCGCATCGAAAAAACTGTCAGTGAGATGGACTTTGATGAGATGGTCTTCCGCGGTCATTGCGATCAAGAGATCCGTATTCGAAAGAACTTCGTTGTTGTTTTTCGTACACTGACCACACAGCACGGTCTCTGGCTGGAGATCATGCTCTCAAATGCGCCCCGGTCTTCTGAGCAGCATCTGCGCCACTGGTTCTCCCTGCTGCAGGTTGCGGCCTCCGTGCAGACAATCAATGAGAAGAACATCGGCGCAGATCTGTCGAAATTCTCGAAAGAAGCGCATCGAGAAGACTTCATCAAGGCTGTTGAGGCCAAGATGGAAGCGCTTGGAAGAATGCCTTCTGCAATCACGGATGACTTGATTGTGAACTACACCTGGTTCAGTGGTCGAGTCCGTCGGATGCTGTCGGATGACATAAACGAAAAAGTGGGAAACTGATCGAGCGCCCGCTCAGTTGGGCACGGGCTGAGCTTTTGTATGAAAGACTAAGTGGGCGCGAAGACATCAATCCACTTCAAGAAAGACTCTTGATTTTGGTACACATTCGAAAAAGAAAGATCCGTCTCAAAGAGATGGAGATTGTGGCAATTGCAGGAATCCGAGCAGAGAACAAAGATTCTCTTATTGGATTGCTGGAGTCCTACAGGGACATGCTGTTTCCCGGATTGTCCGAGGTTGATCGCGGACCCACAGAAGAAGAAAAAGCAAAGAAGGCGCTCGCAGAAGAAAGTCAAAAAGTCTACCTTGTTAAGCCATATGATAAGGTCACTGATGAAGTCTGGAAGGAGATGGCAGAGAAGGGCGGTGATGCCGCATTCATTGCTCATCGAGAGCTGAGAGAACGTCAACGATTTAAATCCCGACTCACAAACAAGGGTAAAAAATGATTGAAGAGATTATCCAGCAAGCGTTTGAGGACGAGCTGCACAAGATCGCACAGTCTGTCGGGATCTACAGCACCAAGACCCCCACACCAAAGATGCCTGGTCCAATGAAAAAAAGACCGACATCGATGGGGTTCAAGCCCCCCAAATCAATGTCGGTCACGCCCGCGGCGCCACCGCCGCCGACACCCATGAAGATTCCGGGTGCGGCAGCGGGGCCGGACTACCTCTAGCGCCGGGTGGCGCGGAGGAATCCGTACAAAGCTAACATCTTCGCCGTGGTGTTGAGGATTACAGTCGTGTTCTGAACAGCACGGTTGAATGACGCAAGGCGATCGCGTGGTTGGACGTCGTATTTCTTAGCCATCTCAATGGCCTCGGAAACTGTGTCCTCTCCAAACGCATCTTCCAGCGCAAGTTTGCGCCGGAGGTCCCCGCTCTGGAAAGCCAGCGCCAGTTCAATTTGCTGGGCTTTGGTCAAGCTCACCACTGTGACTTCCATTTTACTCTCTTTCATCTCGACCTCCTTGTTTGTTTCTTTTGTTTCTGCTTCCACGAATGCTCTCAGCTTGGAGACTTCGTCCCCATCGACTCCGAGAGACTCGAGGCCCGCCAGAACGATCTTGAAACGATCTCTGGCTTGATCTTCCAGACCACCATCAATGAGGGCGATGCCTTCTTCCGCAGCGTCAATCAGAGGTTTTATCTCTGGCTTGAATGCCACGTAGGGTTTGGCTTTGTTGATCAAAGATTGAATGTTTTCGGTGTCAATCTCCATCTCTACCTCCTGTAATAGGCGTGATTGCCCATCAATAGTCTTATGCACCCAAACGCTATGATTTTTTCATATTGGGCATAGGAGGTAAAAAATAAGCCCAGGAGCACCTCCCACACCAGTAGGTGCAGGAGGCCTCCGGGCTATCGTGGGCGGTAAACCAGGACGAGTTCTTCTGGTTTATGCCACCCCTCACCATCAGTGAGCTTGACTCTTACCTTTCCATTTGGATGGACGGCGGTGACCCGTCCGGAGTGGCCTGAGTAGACCACCTCCACAATGTCACCCCTTTTTGGCTTCATAGACTGCCGCTCCTGCAATAAAGACCAAGACTGGCCAAAAGTTGTAGGAGATCTTGAGTAGTACTTGGCCACTCAAGATGAGCGCTTCAAGTGCCGTGAGTTCGAGTTCCATCGCTACCTCCTTGTGAAGGCGTAGTTGCCTTCACTTCTCTTATGGAGGTATTTGCTTGTGCTTTTTCACTTTCCGCGATGGATTCAGCCAGGTCGGGATCAAACCCTTGATTGATGAGAGATTCAACCCGTTTGCGAAACTTGTGTTCAATGATTTCTTTTCTCATTTGAGCACCTCCGTATCTGGTATTCCGTCGCGGTGAGTGTGTATGTTTCCCTTTGTAAAGAAGAAGCCTTCTTTCCAGAAATAGTGACAGCACTCACAGTGGTACGTCACCTCGTAGCCACCGCCGCGATATCCGTGCTTTTCTGAAGCCTTTGGTTCTACAGGTTGCGCAACAGTCCCGTAGTTTCGTTCAAAGTTCGTGAACTCATATCGACGCACTTCATTGGTGTCGTTTTCATTGTAGAGCACATCGAGCTTGTAGAAGTGAATGTAGTCTTCGCCACATTCAGGACAGCGTAGTTTTGATCGAACCTTCATCGTCGTGCATCCTCCAGATTGCCGCGTTTTATTCGCGACAATGCGGCTTGCGCCTCCTCTCTGGTTTTGAAATACCCGGTCTCTCTGCTGTATGGGATTCCACACTCACCGCAAGCTGTGCCCACGTAGTAGGCGTAGGTGCGCATTACATCGAGATTGAGTTTTGTACTTTCACAGATGTCGCACGGCCTTGGCTGTGCGCCCGAAAGCATTGTTTCACCCTTCAACATTTTCCGCCTCCTCTCTGTGAAAGGTTACGTACTCTTCATAGGAATCCAGACACAAAGCCCGAACATCGTCGATGACGCTCCCGGACGTGAAGGGCGACTCAAAGCCGACCTCCCAGTCAGACCCATCCCATGCGATGCATCCTGCCCCAACAGCCTTGACGGTCGTCTGGGGGTCGTAGTCGTTCAGCCCCTTACTATGGTAGTACAGCCGGGTGCCATCCATGAGCACCAGCCAGACGTGCTCAAGGTTGTATTTGTCAATGGCTCGAAGAGCATCGTGCAATGGACTAATGCCAATGTGGTCGCAGAAGTCTGCGATAGTCTTTTCCATGATCTACTCCTTCCCGCTGTACAAAAGCATTGTTTCACCCTTCAACATTTTTTGCCTCCTCAAGAATGGAGTCTATGATTCGACCATTCCATTCCACCATGAGGTTGATGAAGGGTGTCTTTAGCTCACCTCGTTTGTATCGAACTCGCTTGCCCTCATCGTCATAGACTTCGAAATAGCCACACTCAGGGTAGCTGTCGTCGTCTTCATCGCAGAACAAGTCATCCCGGATTTGATTGATTGCGTAGTCTGTACCGTTCTTGAGACGCATGTCCCACGCATTATCGAACGCGGCGGACAGGGCGGCTTTCAGGTACTCTGTTTTGTTCATTCTCTTTCTCCTTCTCATGGTTGTTCTTTCTGATGTTTCTGGTCACAACTTGAATCTTGCGACCACCGACCTTGATGCTGCTCACATCTTCCACAGCGCCCCCTTGTCGATGGCTTCCACGATTGAAGTTTTGGCCGCCAGCTGACTATCGGTAGAGAGGTTCTGCTCAGATTCATCAATGTAGTTGAGCACCCACCAGCCGGGGTTCTCCCACAGGATGAGCTTGGAGCTGCGGAAGCCTCCAAACTGAATGAAGCACTCCAAGGAGTGCTCCGATGATTCTTGCTTCAGCTGCTCGAGACTTTTTATTTTCTTCATTTGTCCACCTCCACTGTGCGCCAAGCGCACATGCAGTTCGGGAGACCACAGGAGGCACCATAAACCTTGTAGCGCTTGCCCGACTTGTGGTCTTTGACTGTCCCTTTGAGCCCCGCTCCTCTGCCCTTCATTTGTAGACGTTGGGCATCCTCCTCTTTCAACCAGATCTCTGTATTTGGATCTTTGTTGTCGATGAACGCCCACCGTGAAACCAACCCCTCTGGTATGCTCATTCTGATTCTCCTTTTGGTTTGTAGGATATTGGTTTTTGCGCTGGCGCAGAGAACCTCCAATACCCCTTGCTGTCTCTGCTCATGAATCTGTTGTCTATTGGATGTACTGAATACATCCGGTGATCGTGTTTCCCATCGTCCGGAATACACTTCCCGTCGGACAAGAGAAGGTCGCCATTCGCAGTCTTCTGGAAAGACAAGACCTCTTTGCCATTGAATCCGATAAAGTATGGTCCCCTCATTCTACCCACCCGCACACCACACAGTGGCGGTCCTCCATCTGCATGTCTGGTGGTGTATCTGGATATTTGCATCGCTTGTTTTGTTTCTCACAGGGGCTTTCCAAGTTGTGCTCGATGTACTCTGGTTTCTTGACCAGCTCGTATTCGAGATTGCCCACTTGCTCCCAAAACTCTTCCGTCATGTCGTTCCCTTTGCTGTCTTTTACGGCACCTATGAACTCTCGTATCCAAGCCACGAAGGACTTCACCTCTTCTCTACTCACGACTTTTCCTCCTCGTCGGGTATCCTGTTTTCATTGATCCTCCGTTTTCTTTGCACCACCTGGCACACAAAGAACGGAGGTATAGTGGGTGCTTGTCCCACTGGACTTTCTCGGCAATCAACGGCCAAGAGAGTCCTTCTGTGTTTCGAATGGAGATGGCTTTTAAGATGAGCATCCCCAACTCATCTGTCGGGCGGCAGTTTTTTACTCGATGGGTAGATTTGTA